AATACAGAAAAAACATTTAAAGTAAAACCTAAGAAACCAAAGAAGACAAAGGGATTTAAAGACTTCGTTCCTAATATTAAAGGATAGATTAATGGGAAGAAAACCAAAACCAGAAGGAACCATTAGAACTAAAACAGATGGTACCGTACAACAAAAAAGAGGAAGTAAATGGGTTTATATTGGACGGGATAAGAGTAAATGTTCTCCAAAATATCAAAACCATAAGGTTTATAATTATCCTCCAATAAAGATTCCATCAAATATGGTGGAGACTTTATATTCTGGATATTATATTACAGAAGAAGGTGATGCATATAGAAAACCTGGTCGTGGTGATATAAATGGTACGTATGGAGAAATTAATGAATGGGGATTAATTTATCTCAAACCAGCAAGAAGAGGTCATAAAAAATATCCAGAAAAACAATATGATTGTATTAATATTAGTACTAGAGATGAGAATGGTAATTATAAACAAATTAAAAAATCAAATCACCAATTAGTTGCAGAGACATTTGTTGATAATCCTAACAATTATACTGAAATAATGCACATGGATGATAATCCAAGGAACAATCATTATACTAATTTAAAATGGGGAACTCATGAAGAGAATATGGAAGGTGTTCTAAGTCCTTGTACTATTCCAAAATCATATAAAATTACTGATACAAGAACTGGAAGAATATGGAAAGGTATTAATATGGGAAAGTGGGTGCGTGAAAATTATGATATGATTGCATCTAGAATGAAATCTTCAGAAAAAACTCATCAAGCTATGAATAGACATCTTTCTGCTGCTAGAGTAAAAGGATGTAAAATTTGGGGTTTTAGGGTAGAATATTAAAGATTTTGTTCCTAATATCAAGGCTTGACATAACTTAATAAATACCCATAGATGCATGGGTTAAGTGATTGACACAACAGCCAATGTTGTCATATCAAAGGCTAACGAAGTATTTTTAAAAGTAGATTCAGAACCTCATATTGAGTATGAATTAAGAGACCACTTTACTTTTGAGGTAGAGGGTGCAAAGTTCATGCCTCAATATAGGAATAGGAATTGGAATGGTGAGATACATTTATTCGATATGAGATCGAAGAGAATCTATATTGGATTATTAGATAGAATTATTTCTTTTTGTCAAAGACATGATTATACATATAAGTTTGTAGACAATGAATATTATGGTACTCCCTTTGAGGTTAATGAGGGAATATCATATGAAGGTGTTAAGGATTATATGCAATCCATCTGCTCTCATAGTCCAAGAAAATACCAAGTTGAGGGAGTATATGATGCATTAAAACATAATAGAAAGCTATTGATATCACCAACTGCTTCAGGCAAATCTTTGATGATTTACTCTCTTGTAAGATATTACGTTGATAAAGGACAAAAAATTCTCTTAGTTGTTCCGACGACATCTCTCGTAGAGCAGATGTATAAGGATTTTGAAGATTATGGTTGGGATGCTGAGTCATTTTGCCACCGCATATACGCAGGAAAAGATAAGACCAACGAACACCCCGTTACTATTACTACATGGCAATCTGTCTATAAATTAGAGAGATCCTTTTTTGAAGACTATAACGTTGTTATTGGTGATGAAGCTCACTTATTTAAAAGTAAGTCCTTAATATCTATAATGACAAAATTACACCATGCTAAGTATAGATTTGGATTTACTGGAACATTAGACGGCACACAGACGCATAAATGGGTGTTAGAGGGATTGTTTGGACCTTCATACAAAGTAACTAAAACAGATGAACTAATGAGACAAGGACACCTTTCTCAATTAGATATACAATGTATTATTCTTAAACATCCTCCTCAGAAGTTTGATGTATATAATGATGAAATTGAATATTTAATATCTCATGATCAAAGAAATAATTTTATAAAAAATTTGACGTTAGATTTAAAAGGTAATACACTAGTATTGTATAGTAGGGTAGAAGCACATGGTGCAGTGCTATACGAAAAGATAAATAATAGCAAACAAACTGATAGAAAATTATTCTTTGTTCATGGTGGAGTGGATGCTGAACAAAGAGAATTAATCCGTGAAATTACAGAGGAGGAAGACAATGCAATCATCGTTGCCTCATATGGAACATTTAGTACTGGCATTAATATTAAAAACCTCCATAATGTTATCTTTGCCTCACCGTCAAAATCACGAATTAGAAATCTCCAAAGCATTGGACGCATACTTAGGAAAGCTAGTAACAAAGTAAAGGCAACATTATATGATATATCAGATGATTGCACTTACAATTCTAGAAAAAATTACACACTAAATCATTTTATTGAAAGAATTAAAATCTACAATGAAGAAAATTTTAACTATGAAATAGTCACAGTACAACTTAAAAAAGATGGGAATTGAAGACGACTTTTATGCAACAATAAAATTAAATTCTGGCGAAGAGATATTCGCACGGGTAGCTGCTTCTGAAGAAGAGGATAGGACTATGTTAATTGTTCATGCTCCTGTAACTGTTAGTGAAATAAAAAATAAAGGTGGACTAGTTGGATATAAAGTAGAACCTTGGTTAAAAACTACTAGAGAAGATATGTTTATTATTAATATGGATAGAGTTATAACATTATCAGAATCTTCTGATATGGAAATGATTCATATGTATCAACATTTTCTTAGAGATTTTCAAAGAGAATATCATCATCAACACAAACTTAATAGAAGAATGGGATATATATCTAACGTAAATGATGCGAAAGAAAATCTAGAAAAAATATTTAAATTAGATTCCAAAGAACCTAAAGAGTAGTATCCCTTAACCCCTGACAGAGTTATTGTACAAGAATTTTGATACCTTGTCAACTATTTGTAGAAGTGTTATAATATCTACATAGTAGGGACAAAAACCTATGGGAATAATTCGACCTATGGCAAAACGTAAGAGATCGGAACATTATGTAAATAATAAGGAATTTCTTGCTGCTTTAATTAAGTATCGTGAAGATGTTGAGATAGCAAAGATTAGGGATCAACCTAAACCTGTTATTCCAAGATACATTGGTGAGTGTTTTTTAAAGATTGCAAATCACTTATCATTTAAACCTAATTTCGTAAATTACATGTTCAAGGAGGACATGATTTCTGATGGAATAGAAAATTGCGTTCAATACATACATAATTTTAATCCTGAGAAATCCAAAAATCCTTTTGCTTACTTTACGCAGATTATACATTATGCATTTCTCCGCAGAATACAAAGAGAGAAACGTCAGTTAGAAATTAAGAATAAGATTATTGAGAAGTCTGGTTATAATGAAGTGTTTGATGATAACAATAATATTGACGGATCTAATTATTCGGATTATAATTCCATCAAGGATGCTGTACACTCAAAACTTCGTAATTAATGAAGATTGCAATCATAACGGATCAGCACTTCGGAGCACGAAAAAACTCTAAACTTTTTCATGATTACTTCTTGAAGTTTTATAATGATGTGTTCTTTCCTTTTTTAGAGAAGGAAGGAATTACTACGATTGTTGATATGGGAGATACTTTCGATAATCGCACAGGTATTAATTTTAATGCATTGGCATGGGCAAAGGATAATTATTTTGATAGACTTAAAGAATTAGGATGTACAGTTCATACTATTGTTGGTAATCATACAGCATATTATAAAAATACTAATGATATTAATGCAGTAGATTTGTTATTGAGAGAGTATGATAATGTAAAAATATATGCAGAAACGGAAGAAGTTAAATTAGGAGATACAAAAGTTCTTTTTGTTCCTTGGATTAATAATGATAATAAAGAAAGGACTTTTAAAAAAGTTGAAAAATCTGATTGTAAAGTGGTGATGGGACATTTGGAACTAAATGGGTTTAAAGCTACTGCTGGTCATTTTATGGAACATGGTATGGAGAAGACTCCATTTGATAAATTTGAAAAAGTATATTCTGGACATTATCATTGTAGATCATTTCAAGATAATATTAATTATCTAGGAAGTCCATATGAGTTCTTTTGGGGTGATGTAAATGATACTGAAAGAGGTTTTCATCTTTGGGACACGGAAACATTTGAACATACTTCAATAAACAATCCATATAGATTACATCATATTGTTTATTATAAGGATACTGATTATCAATTATTTGATACTAGAGACTTAGAAAATAAAATAGTAAAGGTTATTGTTCGTCAGAAATCTGATATTACTAAGTTTGAAAAATTTATCGATAAATTATATGCTGCTAATGTGGCAGAACTTAAAGTAGTAGAAAACTTTGCAATTCAAGAAGCAGAAGAGTTTGAAGCATTTGAATCTGAAGATACTATTTCTGTATTGAATAGGTATATTGAAAAAGCAGAAATTAAGTTGGATAAATCAAGAGTTCAAAAAGTTTTACAAGAGATATATCAAGAAGCATGTGAGTTAGTTTGATGTATATATTAACAGTTCAAGGAAAAGAAAATGAAGGAGCGTATTCTGTCCAAGATGATGAGGGGGAACATATTCTTTATCTTTTTGAAAATGAAGATGATGCTCTTAGATATGCCATGATGTTAGAAGATGAAGGAAGTCCTGAAATGCATGTTATTGAAGTTGAAGATGAAGTCATGATTAAAACGTGTCAATTGCATGATTACAATTATGTAGTTATTACACAAAATGACATTGTAGTTCCACCATCTACTGGACATGATATTATTTGAAAAAGTTCGTTGGAAGAATTTTTTATCAACTGGTAATCAATTCATTGAAATAAATTTTCAAACTGACGGAGAATCTAGATTTGCTAAAAACTCTACTACATTAATAGTAGGAACAAATGGTGCTGGAAAGAGTACAATATTAGATGCACTTACATTTAGTTTGTTTAATAAACCTTTTCGTAAAATTAGTAAGGGTCAGTTAGTTAATACAGTTAATGAAAAGGATTGTAAAGTTGAGGTAGAGTTTTCTATAGGATCTACAAGTTGGAAAGTTGTTAGAGGTATTAAACCAAACACATTTGAGATATGGAGGGATGGTAATTTATTAGATCAATCTGCTTCTGCTAATGATCAGCAGAAATGGTTGGAACTTAATGTTCTTAAGATGAACTATAAATCATTTACCCAGATTGTTATCTTGGGTAGTAGTGCCTTTGTTCCATTTATGCAATTGACTGCTTCTCATAGAAGAGAAGTTATTGAAGATTTGTTAGATATCAAGATATTTTCTTCTATGAATAATTTGATTAAAGATAAGATTAGATTAATTAGGGAGGAGATAAAAACATTACAACTTAAAAAGGAATCTTTAAATGATAAAGTAGAGATGCAAGAAAACTTTATTGAAGAATTGGAACAACAAGGAAAAGGAAGAATAGATGATAATTATACTAAAGTTAAGACATTAAATATTGAAGTTGAAACACATTTAGAACGTAACGAATTGATACAAGGAGATGTTGATGAATTGCTTAAAGAGCAAGAAAAAGTAATGGGTACTACAGAAAAATTAAGAGAGTTAGGAACCTTGAAAGGTAAGATTTCCAATAAGGTAACAACCATTACTAAAGAGCATAAGTTCTTTTCAAATAATACTGTTTGCCCTACATGTACTCAACCAATTGAGGAGGAGTTTAGAATAAATAAAATCGAAGACGCTCAAACTAAAGCAAGGGAGTTGCAATCTGGTTATAAAGAACTAGAACAGGCAATTAAAGAGGAAGAAGAGCGAGAGCGTCACTTTACCCACTTATCAAAGGAGATTACTACACTCACACATGGCATTTCTAAAAATAATACTAGGATTTCTGGATGTCAACAGCAGATCAGAGATCTTGAATCGGAAATTCAAAAACTTACCGAACAACTTGCAGATAGAAATACTGAGCATGAGAAGTTAACCACCTTTAAGGACAAACTAACAACTACATACTCCGAATTATCAACTAGGAAGGACACCATAAGCTATTATGATTTTGCATATAGCTTACTTAGAGACGGTGGAGTTAAGACTAAAATCATTAAGAAGTATCTACCGCTGATAAATCAGCAAGTCAATCGATATCTTCAGAAGATGGACTTTTATATAAACTTCACACTTGATGAGGAGTTTAACGAAACCGTTCAATCCCCAATTCATGAGGATTTTTCTTATGCTTCTTTCTCTGAAGGAGAGAAGATGAGAATTGATCTAGCACTTCTGTTTACTTGGAGAGAAGTTGCTCGAATGAAAAACTCTGTTAATACCAATCTTCTTATAATGGATGAGGTGTTTGACAGTTCTTTAGATGGTATGGGAACAGAGGAGTTCTTGAAGATTATAAGGTTTGTAATCAAGGACACTAATATTTTTGTCATATCCCATAAACCAGATATGCACGATAAGTTTGAAAGTATGTTAAAATTTGAGAAAGTCAAAGGATTTAGTAGGTTGGTAGAACAATGAACGTTCCAAACTGGATCCATCATTCAAAGAAGGATCCCAAACGAAAACTTAAACCACAGGCATTACGTCAGGCAAAAGCAAGACGACAAGCACTCAAGAGGAAACTCCTCAAGGGTGCTTTTTTGATGCTAGGTATAAGTGCGTAGGCATTTATATTTGTTAAAAATTGTAGGGTTTGTGTTGATTTTCTCACTAAATAATAGTAGACTTGAGGAGAACAAGATGTAACCAAACCTTTTGGTTATGGTGTTCATGTTAAACAATGGAGAAGTCATCTATGCACAATCTAGTATCCTATAATCAATTAGCAGGTTGGAATCCTAACGTATCGGAGAGAGAAGAATCAGAAACAGAATCTGCTATGAATGATTATTTTCAGTGCCTCACAGAGTGTGATGACAACGCGAGTGTATGTAGAAGAATCTGTAGTGATGTCTTCTAAAAATCAAAAACCAATCAAATAAGTGTCACAACCCCCTCCTATCGAGGGGGTTTTTTTAGTATTATAGGTATATACAAAAGAAAACGAGCATGGCAGTTCAGCAAGAAATCAAGTCACAACTAGCAAAGTTGCTTGCTACTGAAGACATTGTAGTAGAGCACAAGCACGTTGAGACAGCACAGTTTAATGTCCAGACTCGTGTATTGATTCTTCCACTCTGGGAGAAAGCAAGCAACTATGTATATGATATGCTTGTAGGACATGAAGTAGGACACGCACTCTTCACACCAAATGAGGATCCCCCAAAAGATATTCCTCATAGTTTTATTAATGTATGTGAGGATGCAAGAATTGAGAAGTTGATGAAGAGAAAATATCTAGGTATTGCCAAATCTTTCTATAGGGGTTATAGTGAGATGCATGATGATGATTTCTTCGAGTTAGATGGTGAAGATATTGATAACTTTAATCTTGCTGATCGGGCTAATCTACATTTTAAGATTGGGTCGTTCACTCCTATACCTTTTTCAGCTCCTGAGAAGGAGATTATCACTCTAATCCAAAATGCCGAGACCTTTACTGACACAATCGCAGCAGCAAAAGCGTTATATAATTTCTGCAAACAAGAGAAGGAAGATGAATCTCAGGTGGATGAATCCAAGGAGATGGACGCTAAGTCAGATGCTCTCAGTGATATTGAAGGTAGTGGGGATAGTGACACTGATAGCTCTGGGGATAGTGATCCTACCGTTTCTGACCTTGATAGCGATGCTCCTGTGGAAAGTGGGATCGATCATATTGATAATAATATTGGGATGGATGATTCTGGTCTTACTGTAGAGACAGAGGAAATATTGAATGGTAAAATTAGAGATCTTACTGCTGGTGAGCATTCCTATGAAAATATCTATGTTGAGATTCCTAAAGTTAATTTAGATACAATCATCATAAAGAATGATGTAATTCATAATCATATTGATGAGGGATTTATGAGAGATGAAGAACACTTTATTCCTCAAGAAAATCTACCAGAACATTTACAATACTTATATTCTCCTACTTGCTTTCATAAACCAGATGAAGAATTCAACAAGTTTAAGAAAGATGCCCAAAAAGAAGTCAACTATCTTGTAAAAGAATTTGAGTGTAGAAAATCAGCTAGTGCATATGCTCGTGCTACTACTAGTCGCACTGGGATTCTTGATACAAGAAAACTTCATACTTACAGATATAATGAAGATCTTTTTAAGAAGGTAACTGTTCTTCCTGATGGTAAGAATCATGGACTAGTCTTTATCTTAGATTGGTCTGGTTCTATGCAGTATGTTTTACAGGATACTCTTAAGCAACTATTCAATCTAATTTGGTTCTGTAAGAAAGTTCAGATCCCATTTGAGGTATATGCATTCACAAGTGAATGGAATCGCAGAGGATATGGTGATGATGCAACTACAGAATTAAAACCACATTATGAAGCAAAGGAAGGTTTACTTGCTGTAGACCCATATTTTAATCTATTAAATGTTTTGACTCACAAAACAAATGGTAAAACACTAGAGCATCAGATGCTAAATCTTTGGAGAAATGCTTATGCTTTTGCTAATCGTTGCTGCTATAATTACACCGATAGAATGCGTCTTTCTGGCACTCCATTAAATGAAACAATGGTTGCTCTACATCAGATTCTTCCTCAGTTTAAGAAAGAGAATAACGTAGAGAAAGTTCAATGTATTGTGTTGACGGATGGTGAAGGTTCTCAAATTCCTTACCATAAAGAAGTTACAAGATATTGGGAAGATCAACCATATATGGGTGTAAATGGTTGTAGTAATGATATGTCTTTTCTAAGAGATCGTAAGTTGGGTAAGACTTATAAACTTGGTTATGGGTATCATCAGTTTACAGATTCTCTTATTAGGAATCTAAGAGATAAGTTTCCTTCAACTAACTTTATTGGTATTCGTGTTATGGCACCTCGTGATGCAAGACATTTTATTGGGTTGTATCATCATGGATGGGAAGACAGAGAAAAGGTTGCAAGTGAGTGGAAAAAGAACAAGAGTGTAAATATTACAAAATCTGGATACCATGCATACTTTGGTCTATCATCTGCTACACTAGCACAAGATGCAGAGTTTGACGTGGATGATGACGCAACAAAAGCACAAATCAAAAGAGCATTTGTTAAGTCTCTTAAGACTAAGAAACTCAACAAAAAAGTCCTTGGTGAATTTATTGAATTAGTAGCATGAACATTTTTGTAACAGATCCATCACCATATGTGTCTGCTCAAGTATTACCAGACAAACATGTAGTCAAGATGCCTTTAGAAACATGTCAAATGTTATCTATTGTTTGTTCAGACAAGTGGGGTCATGGTTATGGTGAATTGCATAAGATAGATGGAACACCATACAAAACAGACAAGGGTGCATTCCGTAATCATCCTTGCACTATATGGGCAAATGAATCACTTGTTAATACATGGTGGTTGGTTGCTCATGGTATAGGATTGTGTCAAGAATATACTCATAGGTATGGTAAGGTTCATAGTTGTCAGCAAACTATAGAAGAAGCAGCAAGTATTATTCCTCTTCGCAAACCAACTACACCAGATTCATTTACCTTTGCAGGTCCTGACGAGTTCAAATATGATACAACTATTGACATCTTTACTGCATACAAAAAATACATCAAATCTAAACCTTGGGCTGCATCTAATTATCTACGTGACCCATCCAGACAACCAGATTGGATAAGAATGTAAAGATAAAGAGAAGATTAAACGAGTAAATACTTAACGAAACGGGAGATATCTTAGATAATGGTATTCTTTATTTTAAAATTATGTACATTGTATACGAAGAACACATCGAACAATTAGAAGAAGAGAAGGATGAACTCCAAAAAGAGGTCATCGCTTTGAGAAAAATAATAAACTATTATGAGGCTGTGATAGAAGATGGGAGAAAGAAATAATGAGTGGAGACTGCAAAGACCAACCAGTTATTTTTTATAGTGAAGAAATGACTGTATCAAAAATGATCCTTTTATCTCAAAAAGGTGTCATGTTTAAAAAGTATGAATACCTTTTGGATATATTAGAAGAGAAGACTAATAAATAAGTTAAGAAACTGTCACAAAGAATGAAGACATTTCAAAATTTTATGCTAGAATGCTCTCAGTTAGAGGAGAGTAGTTTAAGCCGTCTTAAATCAAAGCATGACAAGGGAGGAGTGGCAGTTCTCTCAGGGAGTCGTGCTGATAAATCTAGCAAAGAAAATAAAGCAAGAGCAAAAAGTCTAGATAAGGATATTCGTAGTAAGTTTGGTAAAGGTGCAACTAAAGTTACTGGTAAATATACTGAAAAAGATGATAAGACTGGTAAAGAAACTAAAGTGAAAGAAAGAAGTCATGTTGTGACTTCTGGTAAAATGGGTAAAAGGAAGTTTAAGAAAGAGGTTAAGAAACTTGGTAAGAAGTATGGTCAGGATTCTGTCATTACACAAACTAAACCAGGTGGAAAGGCAACTCTAAAAAGAACACGTAAAGGTGGACTTCCAAAGAAAAATATTAAACTAGGTAAATTTAAACCACAAGGAAAAAATCCTGAAGGTGAAACCCAAATCAAAGGAAAGACTTACACCTATGACAACTAAACTTTATGATGACTCCAATTGGAGAGAAGAGTACAAAAGTTACACCAGTAACAAAAAGTATCTTGAATTACTTGAGAACGGACCTAAGAGTTTATCTCAGTCATGGATACTAGGTGCTTTGTATAATGAATGGAAAAAGATAAAGGGATATAATAAACTTGATCCTAAAGAAAATGAAGGTCAGTGTCAAAGCAGTATGAAGGAATGGGAAGAGAGTATCAAGAAGTACAGTTCATAAAGTGTCCACTAGGAGGTTTTTAACCTCCCTTTTATGTTTATAATGAGTGTATTGAAACGCACTACATTATGACTTTTGAAATTAAAATGACTCGTGAAGAAATTATTGACGGTTTAAAATCAAACTACGGATCAGAATTCACTGCTGCTGATGTGAGAGGATTTTGTAGGATGAATGATATTGCATATCAAACTGTCACCAAAAAAATCAAAGAATTTAGTGTTGGACGTGGTAAGTGGAATCTTGAAGTAACCACAAAAGCAGTAGAAAATATTGAGAAATCATTTAGTGCTCCTGCTGTAGAACCTCAAGTCCAACAAAATTTAGTTCCTGAAACAGATGATACATTCGTCAAATTCGGTCCGTTTACAGACCTTAAAAAAATTATTCAAAGTAAGTTATTTTATCCTACTTTTATTACTGGCCTCTCTGGAAATGGTAAAACTTTTGGGG